GGAAATGGACACCAGTACAAACAACTGCTGGTACATGCAAGGAAGGGGCACACGAGACACTGCTCCGTGCCCTTGCCTTAAGACATATGGAACTACCTGTGGGAGATTTTATCCGTGATGCATTGGCTAATGACGTACCAAAAGTATCACGAGAGCTATTGGAATCCAATGTCAAAGATGAAGAGAACCATGACCTCGCGCTTGGTTTTATTGCCAATGCTTACGGGGTTGATCAAAAGGCTGAAGCTGAGGCGATACGGTTACGTGATGCTTGGACAGCGCATCCGGATCATACGATCACGAAAGCAATGGTTGCCGAGCGTTCGATCTTCTTCGTTCTTTTACCATTGCTTCGCGCTAATGGTGACCCTGGAATGCGAACAGTAAGCGCAGATATTAGCCGTGATGAACAAATACATGTCGCATGTAACTCGCTTGTATGTAGAGAACTAGGACTGGAGATCTCTCCAAGCCTAGACAAGTTACGCAAAGCAACTATCAATTGGGTTATGCAACCACTCGGTAGCAACACCGATAAATATCTAGACAAGAAATTCTGGCTGGATTCCAGTGACAACTTGATGTATCAAGGCAAGGCTCCTGAGCTTTCCTTTACTAAGTCTGCACGTATGCCAGCATTCTTTGAGCACTCGAATGTCAACCTCCCCCAATATGCTTAAGTTCCAGTACGAAAAACTGGACATGATTCAGGCTCGCTTAGCGGAAGCATTCCCTAGCGAGCTGATTAGACCTTCAGATACACAGGCCGACATCTTTTACAAAGCTGGTCAGGCAAGTGTTGTCAAATTTATAAACGATTTATTGGATGAAAACTAATGTGTCTCGCGAGTTTGTTGGGAATTCCCAAACCACCTGATCCACCAGCACTACCACCTATTCAAAAAGCAGCACCCAAAGCACCTACACCTCCTCCTGTACCACAATCACTTACTCCAAAAGGTGGTAAACCAAAGGTTGATTTTGCTAAAAAAATGTCAGCACAGAATGCAAAACGTGTTGGTGCAACTGACCTGAAGATTCCACTACAGCAAAGTTCTTCTGGTGGACAAACTGGAGGACTGAATGTATAAAGCGAAAGAACGGTACAATCAACTGTCATCTGACAGACATCAATTCTTAGATATTGCAGTTGAGTGTTCTGAGCTAACGCTGCCTTATTTGATTACTGACGACCTCAATGTAAAACAAAATCACAAGCGACTGATTACTCCATGGCAATCAGTTGGAGCTAAGGCTGTGGTGACCCTGGCTGCCAAACTGATGTTGGCCCTACTACCTCCACAAACTTCGTTCTTCAAACTACAAGTACGTGATGACAAGTTAGGAGAAGAGCTACCACCTGAAGCTCGTAGTGAACTTGACCTTTCATTTGCAAAGATGGAGCGTATGGTCATGGATAAGATCGCTGCTTCAAGTGATCGTGTTGTCGTACACCAAGCACTCAAGCATTTGATTGTTGGTGGTAATGCAATGATCTTCATGGGTAAGGATGGTCTAAAGAACTTCCCACTCAATCGATATGTAGTAAGCCGTGATGGCAATGGCTATGTATGCGAGATCGTTACTAAGGAACTTGTAAGTCGCAAGCTTCTTGGATTAGATCCAATGCCTGATCCTAACCGTGTCTCTAACAAAGGGAACGATGACGAAGATGCAGAGGTCTTTACCTATGTACGTCGAGAAGATAATGGATCATGGATATGGCATCAAGAAGTAGATGACAACATCATCCCTGATTCACGTAGTACAGCACCTGCTGATGCATCTCCTTGGTTGACTCTTCGATTCAACTCTGTTGATGGAGAGGACTACGGAAGAGGCAGGGTAGAGGAATTCCTAGGTGACCTTCGATCACTTGAGTCCTTAAGTCAAGCACTTATCGAAGGCAGCTCTGCTGCAGCCAAGGTGATCTTCCTTGTTAACCCTGCAGCCAGTACAAAACCACAGACCATTGCTAAAGCTGGCAACGGTGCAATCGTGCAGGGTCGGCCTGAAGATGTAGCAGTCGTTCAGGTTGGTAAGACTGCTGACTTCGCTACTGCTTCACAGATGGCACAGCAGATTGAACGTCGCTTAGGCGAGGCATTTCTGCTGTTGAACATTCGTCAATCAGAACGTACGACTGCTGAAGAAGTACGGCTCACACAGCTTGAACTTGAACAACAACTCGGTGGACTATTCAGCCTGCTGACTGTTGAGTTTCTCAAGCCATACCTGGCTCGGACCTTGATGGTTATGCAACGTAGTGGTTCTCTACCAAAGATTCCTAAAGACTATGTCCAACCACAGATCGTGGCTGGTGTTAATGCACTTGGTCGTGGTCAGGATCGAGAAAGTCTTACTGCTTTCATTGGCACTATTGCTCAGACATTAGGACCAGAAGCATTGATGAAATACATCGATCCTTCTGAAGCTATTAAACGTCTTGCTGCTGCACAAGGTATTGATGTTCTCAACCTAGTTAAGACACCAGAACAGATGCAGCAAGCTATGCAACAACAGCAGGCTCAGGCTTCACAACAGTCACTGGTCAATCAAGCAGGTCAAATGATGTCAGCTCCTTTGATGGATCCAAGTAAGAATCCTGATGCTGCTCAGATGGCACAACAACTCACCCAACAACAAACACCCCAACAAGATGGCTGAAACATTTACTTATGACAACTCACCTGATACAGAGGTCCTTACTGATGAGGAACAAGATTCTCTAGCTGTAGGTGAAGAACTTATGGATCAGCAGGAGAACCTCCTGGCTGGTAAATATAAGAACGCTGAGGATCTTGAGTCTGCATACATCGAGCTGCAACGGAAGCTCGGTGGTGACTCTGATGATGGTGATGAAGGTATGGCAGAAGAAGATAGTGAAGAGTCTGATGAAGAAGGTAGCTTCGCGGCTGAGATGCTTTCATCTGCATCACAAGAGTTCTATGAAAATGGTGAGCTATCTCAGGAAACCTTTGATGTACTTTCAGAGATGAGCAGTGGTGAACTGCTTGAAACGTACATGTCTATGCAACCAGAACCTGCTGCAGATCTTACAGGTGATGATGTTAATGAACTAAAGGCATCAGTCGGTGGAGAGGAAGCCTATAACCAAATTACTAATTGGGCTGCTTCAAGTCTTGAAGATGCAGAACTAGATGCATTTAATGCAACTATTGATAGTGGTACAACCGCACAAATTAAAATGATTATGGCTGGACTACAAGCTCGATACCAACAAGAGAATGGCTACGAAGGTACGCAACTCCAAGGTAAGCCACCATCTAGTTCTGGTGAAGGTTTCCGTAGTCAGGCTGAGGTAGTCAAAGCTATCTCTGATCCTCGCTATGACCGTGATCCTGCATATCGTAATGATGTGCTGATGAAACTTGAACGTTCCGATGTTGATTTCTAATGACAGTTATTAACGAAGACGGCGGTCGTACAAACATCTACGCAATTGAACCCCCTATCACACTTATTGACGTGCGCGAAACACACAACGAAAACGCTGAGAAGCTGAACGGTCGTCTGGCAATGCTAGGTGTCATGGCAGCACTAGGTGCTTATGCACTAACTGGTCAAATTATTCCTGGAGTTTGGTAATGCCACAAGGTAAAGGTACATACGGTACGAAGAAAGGTCGTCCTCCTAAGAAAGGTATGAAAGGTGGCAAGAAATGTTAGCCTCAAGATGGGCAAGCACAAGTCTCGCAAAGGCGGTCTAACCGCTGCGGGACGTGCAAAGTACAACAGAGCAACTGGGTCCAACCTGAAGGCTCCACAGCCTGGTGGTGGACCACGTAAGAAATCCTTTTGTGCTCGTATGTCGGGTAACAAAGGACCAATGAAAGATTCAAAGGGTCGTCCTACTAGGAAGGCTCTAGCCCTACGACGCTGGAAGTGTTAATCATGCCTGCTAAACGTGGCTTATACGCCAACATTCACGCTAAGAAAAAAAGGATCGCTGCTGGTAGTGGCGAGAAAATGAGAAAGGCTGGGGCGAAAGGCGCACCCACGGCTGCAAACTTTAAACGCGCCGCAAAAACCGCAAAGAAAAAGTAACACCCAACTAACAACAACACACATGAAATCTATTATTATCGCTAGTCTCCTCGTCGCCGCTGGTGGCGCAGCTCATGCTGGTCCCTACGTCAATGTAGAAACCAACTCAGGCTTTGTCGGATCTGACTACACAGGATCTACTACTGATGTACATATCGGTGTAGAAGGTAACGGCTGGTATTTGCAGGGAGGAACTGCACTACTTGCACCGGACAATGCTGATGGTGAAGTAGAACTCTCAGGTAAAGCTGGTGGTTCTTATGGGATTAATGAAGCACTCTCTGTTTACGGAGAAGTGTCTTTCCTTACTGGTGATACGAACAGCTACGGCACTAAGGCCGGACTAAAGTATAACTTCTAACAGCTAAATAGAATAAGGGAGGTGCAATTCCTCCCATAGCTCTAGCCAGCCAAGGCTTAAAACTGGTCTTACTTAAACTTACTTACCCAACCATGAACTATTACTTAAATGACCGCAGTACTTTCAAGACCACAACAACTAAATAACTGGGAAGCCTTTTGTAAATGGGTTACCTCTACTAACAACCGTCTGTATGTCGGTTGGTTTGGAATCCTCATGATTCCTACGTTGCTTGCTGCAACCACCTGTTTTGTTATCGCCTTCGTTGGCGCACCACCTGTAGATATTGATGGCATTCGTGAACCAGTTGCTGGATCGCTCCTCTACGGAAATAACATTATATCGGGAGCAGTTGTCCCGTCTTCAAATGCAATCGGCC